GTCCGTCGCCATCGTTCAAAGGTTCCATGCTGGTAATCTCGATATCGCCGTTCTCGATAGCCGCCGCAATGTTATTAAAGGCAGTCCGGTCTGCGGAATCAAACATGAATTCATAAGGCTGGCGTTCCTCGTCGTGCTTCCAATACACCTTTGCAATGCCGAAGTTGTCCACAAGGCAAGGCTGCATAACTGCTTCCAAAAAACTAAACCAGTGGTTCTTCCGCATAAGCTGGTATTTCAGCAGTTCCTTAATCTTCCGGGCTGTCTTATCGTCGTTCACGTCCACGCCTTTGATATCAACCGGATCGCTGGTGCCAGCGAATATCTCCATGAGTTCCGGCGTTATCCATGTGACGACGTTCATAATGTCCATGCTGCGCCATGACGAATACTCGGAAAGAACAGGAAACTTCTTTTCATACAGTGCCTTTGTGGCGTAGTAGTTATCCTGCCGGTTCTGAATCTCTGGTTCCACTGTCTTTTCGTAATACTGTTTGGCGATCTCTTTGCATCTTGAAATGACGGCGATAATCTTGTCTTTTTCTTTCTGTTTTAAGTTTTTCAGGGACAGTTCCTTGTGCGTCCCGGTCATTTGTGCCTGCGCTATCAGCAGGTCAACCGGGCTGGCTACCTGTTGCGGTAAGCCGTTGTTGATTTGCTGCTGCGCCAGTGCCAGGCTGTTGTTGATATCCATTGTTCAGTCCTCATACACAATACTCTGCCATCCTCACGTCGCTTTCCTTTTCTGCAATCAGGTAGAGCGCAAACGGATCGTCTACCCGAAAAATGCGCCGTTCGTCTGGTAATAGCGGCATCCCGTTTTCAACGGTAACGGTTTCGCCGCCAAAATAGACGATGTTGCCGGAAGTGTTGTATAGTTCCAACGTGTGGCGTTTTCCTGCCTTGCGCTGGTTCCCCAACACTTCCGGGCTGGCTGCCACAATCCGTTCATCGCAAACGGTCAGCGTCGCCGTCAGCACTTTGTTTACACTGTTGACATCCATAATAACTCACACTCCTTTGTGTATTTTTACATCGCACCGGCCCGGCGCAGCTTACCTGCTGCCCGTGCTGCCCGGAATTTGTTGCCGTCCTTCCGTTTTACCGGCTGCGAAAAGGTAAGGGCCAGCGCGTCCCCGAAGTTTGGCGACGGAAGGCCCCGTTCCTTCATATCCTCTTTGCTTTCCAGTTGCAGGCGGTTGCTGCGGTTTATCCATGCCTGCGGCCCGATCAGGTCGCTGAAAACATCTTCCCGGTCTTCTATTGTGCCGCCGTCCTTCAGCCATTGCCGCAGTTCTCCCCATATCTCGGCGCGTTTGTTCAGATAGTATTCATCGTTCGGCTTGCTTGCGAATGAAACCAGTGTCCAGTCTGCGCCGTGTCCTAAACTTTTCAAATAGGAATAAATGCCGGTTCCCCAGCCCTGATCTATAAAGCCATGATCCATGCCGTATTCATCGGCCAGGCGGGCCAGCTTCCCGGCAACAATCGTGTCGTCGTCCTGTTTCGGTATCGTCAGCAACACTTTTGAATAGTTCCCTTGCCGCATATAGCAAACCAGTAGGTCGTCGCCCGTCCATGCGGGATCCACGCCGAACACTATCGGCAGGTTTTTATATGAATCTCTTTCAATGGTCTTGCCGCGCTGCCTTGCTGTTTCGACGATGGCCCGGCTGATTAGCTGGTCAGTCGCTGCGTCCGGGAATATGCCCCGCACATGCGCCTTTACAAAGTCGCTGTCCTCGCCGTACTGGTCAATCCAGTCTTGCAGCAGCTTCTTGTTGCTGATGCGTACTGTCCGGGAATCAATCTGCTTCCCCGTCCAAAACCGGCGGTATCTGTTAAAACAGTCAAAGAATCTTCCGGATGGCCGCGTCGGGTTCCCGAACGCGCACCATAATATCTCTGTATCTTTGTCAGTCGTCGCGCCTTCCACAGTTTCCCATATAATGTCACTGATGGCCGACGCTTCATCAAATATGATAAGGATTCGCTTCCCCTGATTATGCAGGCCCGCAAATGCTTCCGGGTTCTGCTCACTCCACGGGATTGCGTCAATTCTCCATGTCTTTTCGTGCCGGGGATCCGCAGAATATATGGAAGTCGCTGTGTATTCAAACAGGATGTTACCGGCAAACAATCTAAACCACTTGGCCAGTTCAGCCCAGGTCTTTGTTCGCAGCTGCGTGTCGGTATTGGCTGTGACAATTCCTTTGGTATCCGCTGCGGTGGATATCGCCCACAATATCAGCCAGCTTACCAGCGCAGACTTTCCAATACCATTGCCGGACGCCACGGCTTCCCGGATGATTTCATGTGGCGTTTTCAATCCGTCCTTAACCTGCTGCAACAGATCAAGCTGCCAGTCCTGCGGGCTTTGCCCGGTCAGTTCTCCTTCTCCCCACGGAAAACAATCTTGCACAAAACCAACCGGATCGTGTTCGTAGTCCAGAAGTATTTCGCCAATTTCATATATCTGCTGCGGCGTTAGCTTCTTTTTCATTCGCCATCGCCTGCCGTTTCTTCTTTGGCTTTACGTTCTTCCCGGCGTTTCTTTATCGCTGCGAACGCGTCGCCTATATCCAACGTGCCGGAAACTTCCAGTTTGTCGCTGGGCTTCTCGCCGATGGAATCCCGTATCTCTTTCCATGCGTTGATATTCCCGCGCTCGGCCATTGAAATAATGCGCTCATTCATCTTCGCAATTCTCTCCGGCGTCAGTCGTTCTTTCAGGTCAAAGCAAAGAATCTTTCCAATGTTCTGTGCTTCGTTGGATTTTTTGGCAGCCTCAACAGGATCGCAACCGCGTTTAGTACCAAAACGTGTATTTTTTCCATATTCTTTTATTTTTGGATTTCCACGTTTCTTTTCCACGTCCTTACCTTTCCGGTTTGTCCCAGTCTAAACCATGCTCTTTGATAATCTCCCAAAATTCTTCCACATCATGCGGCACAATGTAGCAGGTAATCTCGTTCCCTTCAAAACTCACTCCAATGTGATGTAGTTCATGCCGGACAAGTATCTCAATCTGCTTGTCCGTAAACCGTTCTATGTTAGGCTCATAAAAGGTAATGAAAAAATCATACCGGCAGCACCACGAATACCGTTCATTCACTTTGGTACATTCCGCATGAACGATCCTCTTATTCTTTTTCTTTTCTTCCGTGCTGGACAGGTAAGCAATTCTCGGATGCGCGTCCCGGATATCTTGAAATTCCGGTAACGTCCGAATTAATTTCTCACCAATCAGCCGGTATTTCCTCTCATGCCTGATTTCTTCCATTTTTCCCCTGATTTTCCCACTTTTCAACTTGCAGGTCTATGTGTGTCTAAAAATCGACGCTCTAAAATGCCCGTAGGCGCGTTTTCAGAAGGTGGCTCGATAGTTATATCCTGTGATTTTTGCCCTCGCTGTACGGGCGTCCGTTTTTCCCGCTGATTCAGATTGTCGTAACTGGCAAACCGTTCTATCACCCAGGCCGGTAATACTTTGTCCAGATCTCGCCGGAACAGGAAGTAAAGATTCACGGATAACCATTTTCCACAAAAGAAATATAATGGATTCAGATAATATTGTGTTTCCTGTGTGTTTCCTATCTTCACTTTTACTCTGCCGATGATTCGGCGTTGTATCATGTGTTGTAAAAATAACAATGTTCGCCGGACGGTCAATCGTAAATAACCGGCGATCCGGGAAGTGTTCATCGGCTTCGTCAGGTTCCCGCTGCGGTAGCATAATAAATTGCTGCCCTTGTGCATCGTCAATGACAGGCGGTACAGTCTGGCCGTTTCGCTCTCGGTCAGGTCTTCCGGCAGGCCGCAGCCCGGAAACGTCTTTATGCTCTCTTGGTTCAGCTTGAACAGATATCCCTTTTCGTCGTCAAAGTACCGGACGTTCTGTACCTGCTCGCTTTTGGATAGCACTTCCCCGCTGCTGGCATCTACCACGGCATTGATTTTTATTTTTCGGCTCATTGTCTTTTCCGTTCCTCATATATACTTTTTATAATTTTCTAAAGTACCACATTTTCAGACACCAAAAATACCGTTTACCATACACATGCAAAAAACGCC